TAACAATGCTTTCACTATGTGCTCATTATTAGAAAGTTGCAATGAGTAAAGCGATCTCAATCCTGGATCTATCAACAAGAATGGTTCCTTCTCGTAATCTTTGTTTCTATAGTATACTTTCTGTCTAGGTTCATCTCCGTTTTGCATTTTAGCGTAATCATTTCGTCTATAATGCGCAACAAATGTAGGTCCCGGAATTACATTTCCATCGTTCAATGTTGTCAATCTAGCGTCGACTGAAACTTTTGTTCTTGCGTTGATTGATACACCTGCGTGTTGGAAACAATACATTCCAATTGGTCTTACATATTCGTTACAAACGTCAATCGGAATGTTTTCTGAATAATAAACTACATCTATGTATCCTTTATCTACATGCGGTGTTACGCTAACTGAGTTAACAGGCACTGTAGTGTCCTCTAGTCTATCTGCTAAAATAGGATTTTCTTTTGCATAATTTGTCAAGCTAAACTGTGCAAGATTCAATTGAGATGCTAGAATCATTCCTACTTGCGAACCTCTGTGCCTGATTAACTTAGCGAAATACATTATTACAAGTCGGTTGAAAGCGATTGATACTCTTTCGTCGTACTGATATCCGCAAGTATCACCTAGCATCCATAAAAGATTAGAAGGACATCTTTGTGGGTCAAGCAAATCAATTAAGTTATCTGTGCTGTACTGAGATCTCGATAGGCACATCTCAATCCACTTAAGGAAGAATCTAAAATCTGCGCTATCTCTGTACACCTCAGGTACCGGTATATCTGAAAAAGTCATATCTGCCCTCCTTACTTAATGATGCAATTAGGCGATATAATCAATGTATCTGTTTCTGCTACATTTGGTATGTATCTAGCAAACGAGATCAAATTGAAGAATTCGATGTCGCAATTCAACCATTGTATTGCAGTTAACATTGTGTTTCCTGCATCGAAATATGATATTCTTTCGTCTGCATTGCTAATTGTATCAACTATTTCCATAAGTGTCGGCAACTGTCCGTATTTTCTGTTTGCAGGAGCGAAGAATAAGGCAAGTGTTTCCTTTACTTTATTAAGTAAAGAAGTTGCTACGTCACTGCTAACAGGTTGCACTGTATAAATCTGTCCGATAATTGTAAAATTGAATAATCTTGTGTAGCCGAAGTCTAAATCTACAGTCATTGCTCCTAGCGGCCTGTAATCTCTGTCTACATAGTCGATAAACTGTGCAGGCGGTTTGTACCTGATGAAATTTGTTGTATTTTTGATTTGTGCTGCACTTGTTTGACCGTTTCCGAATGAACTATTCTGGAAATCGTTGTGTATTGCGAAAGCCATTGCTGTATATCGTTTGAAATTAGTTGCAAATACAAATTTCTGAGGGTCAGATGGATCAAATTCTAGATTCAACACTGCTCCCCAATCAAAATCATCAGGTCCCGAAGGAAAATCACTGTTTGTTATGTATTTCTTAGCCTTCTGCGTGTCAGTTAACATTGTGTCGTTATAAATTGACAAGTTATACTCCAATGCTTTTTGGCAATCAATAACTATTCCTGTATCAACTCCGGGCTCTCTATTTATAAACTTGTTATAATCGGAAATTGTTATTAAACTGTCCCAAGTGTTGACATATTTTCTACTATTTAAGTATGCTTCATGCGCTGTTTCTGGGCTTGCTCCTGTTACTGTATAAGTATTTGGCAATTCAATTGTGTTTGACAAGTTGGAAACTGTAATATCTCCGGATTCAAATGACACTGAATTCTCATCGTCACCTGTTTTAGCCCAAATCAAGTTAGTCAATACATCCTCACCTACGCAACCGATAACTCCGGTACAGTCTAACCAATAAACTACTAAATAGTTGCTGCTGTAATCCTCTAATTGATTCAAATAATTTGAAACTGTTATCTGTGCGTTGGAATAATTATCATAAGATACAGCGAAAAGTGGCTCAGGAGTAATGAAATCAGCTACACTAGCAACTTGTCTCCATCTTGTCTCTAAGAAATTGTCGTCACTTAGGTTTGCTTTTGCTTTGACCCAAACCGCTGTAGTATCTACATGCTGTGAAGGAAGCGTTATGATGTAATTGTTTGCCTTTACGTCTGCAACGCTTACATTGAAACTTCTAAGCTCGCCTTCTACAGCTACTCGTGTGCAAGATTCACCTGCTTTGAGTAAAACTGAATCTTCTGGAACAAATACATCTATTTCAGAAGTAGTTATGTACCTGCTACTTCTCGATTGTGCTTCTGAATAACTCGAAGTCATTGGCAAAATATTATATGTAATGACTCTTTCTGCATTTGTTATGTCTGTATATGCATTTAGTGTGCAGAAACTTGCTCCGTTGAATCCAAAATCAACTCTAATTGGTTCTGAAGTTGCATTTGTAAATGTTACTTCTGTTCTAGCTGCGGTGTAGAATCCTAAATCGTAACCGAATAGTGCAAATATCTTTTCTGCATTCTTTCTCTGCGAAACTGTAGGTGCATATACTTCGTTAGCTTGTATGTCTAAGTTGATTGATAGCATATCTGCGCAAGCTGCTATGTATTTTGCAAGTACTATTCCCGGATCTGCATCACTTTCTCCATCCCATAATTCTGTTAGCGTTGGAATTGCTGCTATGAAATCATTAAGTATTGATTGATAATCTCTACTTGTGTACTTTACAATTCCATTAGATATTGATGTATCTGCCATTTCCTTCCTCCTCTATGTATTAAATAAATCTACTGAAATCTTGTTGGCTCACTCCAAACGAGATTGTTTGCATATAGATTGTCTTTAGTGTTACTGTAAGTTTGAGTTTGTTCAGGTCGGTAGGGTCAGGTGTTGCTCCGTCTTCTGTGTAGATTAATCCTCGCTCTACTACAGTTTCATCTGGCAACACTTCCGGTTCCCATAACCTAAGTTGCTCTACTAGCTTGTCTTTTATGAGCGCAACTGTGTTGTCGTTAGGATAAGTAAACATGTATTTCCTCAAACCTACTCCAAATGTTGGATTCATGTATAATTCAGTAGGATCTGTTAAAAGCAGAAGCCTAACTCTATTTGTAATTGATTTAGTATCGTCATATAGATTGACTTTGTTTCTTGCAACGTCAAACATATTCGGAAATGAAAATGAACTACATATCATATCGTGTAATTGTCTCCTTTCAACTTAGTTCCGTTGAAGTAGTTACCGCCTGTTAGACCAAGTGCAACAAAATCACTACTCTTACTTTCGTTTGTAGATTGTAACATTACTACGTCACCTTCTACTGGTAAGTTAACTGTTAGCAAACTAGTAACCCAAGGCAGATCTTCGTCTTTTGTATAAGGCGCTTTAGTAACTTGTTGTTTATAAGGTCCATGTATAGAAGGTATCCTTACTTGTATCTTTAGTGTTCCGTCACCTTCGTATGCATAGTTCTTAGCGAATCCATATACTATCATCTGTTTATCACTCTCCAATAAATAGCTTCCAAGCTGCAGCGGCGAATGGTTTTCTTAATGCTTGGTTATCTAAATCGAGCTTAGATCCCCATTGTCCCTGACCTAATTCTAGGTATTTCAAGAATATAACTGCTGCTTCCTCAGCTCCTGCTTTTGTGTCGGGTACCTTTTTAAGCTTTTGCCAACCTTCTTTGTAATGGCTGTTTGTTTTACATTCATAAAACAGATATTCTAGCTGACCTGTTAGGTTATGGTTCCATTCTTCTTTAGTACCATGCGTCCTGCAGAACTTTTTCATCGCATCGCATCTTCCAAATGTCCACTGAATCAATCCGCTACCACCGTCACTTGTACCATCTGCTTTTCTATTGACAGCCCCGATGTTGAATCCGGACTCCTGCCACATATTAGCCATTACTCCGCATACTGAAGCTCGATTCTTGAGATTGTTATATAATCCATCAAATATCGCCCTCGAATTACCATTAAGTGGCATATCTCCTTTTGTTGTATGCACCTTACTACCATTCTTATTTTTGATTACACCGCTACTAGCAATATCTGCGTAAATAATATCACCAGAACTATCACTGCTATCGTCATCAAGTCCGCCTCCGCCTGATCCAGGTAAGGACTGGTTGTAAGGTGGAAATGGTTCTGTTGCGTAAATATCTAATAAATATTCAGACAATGTTGTATTGTTCCACAATGTAGGAAGTGTAGTTGTATCATCGTCTGCGGATGCCCTTATTTCTGCTAACACGCTATACATGTTAGATAACAATCCGGTGTAATTCAATGCGCTTAAGGTAATTCCGGTCTTTTTTATAGAAGGTTCATATTTGTTCTTAGAAGATTCCGCATATGCGATGTCTCTGAGAGCTGCATCTTCAATTGTTGTTCCTTCGTTGTACATTCCTATCGGGCTTGTTACCCATTTGACTATTTCTGCTGTTCCATCTATTTTGCTCCAATACGGCCTGAAAATTCCTGATAGTTGATTTGATGTGTTGGTATATTCTTTTGAGTTAACTGTTCCATTTATAACAGTCATTACTGTGAATGGTATTGTGCTTCCTTTAGAGCCTGCTCCTTTTGCATTGTCTTTTGAATATGTTCCGACATCTACAACAATTCCAACTCTATCACATTCGTACTCGTTTGTCCTAGTCGCTACTACAGTTCTGAAAAATGCTATATCGCCTATCTGAGGTGTTGGTTGCCCTTTTAATGCAGGACCCCTGTACCATTGTCCTAAATTTCTTTGTACTCCAGTTCTTGCTAATGTGGTACAACTACATGTGTCAGGAATTACTACATCTAATATACCTCCTGCTTCTTTTGCTACTGCGTTTACGTATGCACAAGACCAATTAGAAGAGGTTGACGATGTTTTGAAGCCCGTGTAGTTCTTAGTGAATTCAGCTCCGGAACCGTCATGTTTATGTGCACAGCTAATGAACCTGCTTAATGCACTGCTATCTGATAATCCTTGCCCCATTGCAATGTTTGGCGGATAAATGAATCCTTGAAATACATATTCTGCAACTCCGTCGTTATTCATATCCCAGTTCCAAGATCCATCGGTTTGCACACGCTTAACATATTTGAAAGAGCCTCCGGAAGTTGTATAGGAAACATATATGTATTGCGAATGCACTACCTCTACTATGCAAGCGAAGCCTGGATCAGATGTGTCTTGTATGTTAGTGAAACACATTACTGCTCCAAGTGAAGGCGCGGTACTTCTTTGGTAACCATCTTCTTTCTTGTTAAACCATCCCCTCATTGCTCCTTTATCTAAGCTGCAATGCGATTTGCAAACTTCGCTAAATCTAGCCCAGGCATATTGCCCGGTTGCATTCTTTCCGTATTTTCCGTCTTTTGCTGCTGTATAATATTTGTATCCTTCGTCAGATGATGTTGGTTTCTTAGTCCTGGGTACAAATGAATATTCTAATTCTGCGTTGAGTCTCACACCTGTTGCATAACTATTAAGTGTATTGCCAATTGAATCGTATTCACCAGAACCCGATGTTGTTCCTGGATCTTCGTCTTCTTGTCCATCTCTAGGATTGCCTTTGACTACAATACAGGTATGTTGTTGCCCACTTGTTTGATGTATGACCATAACGTCGCCATTATATACTTCTTTGGTACTGAAACTCTTAAAAGTAAATGCTCCAAAAAATGCTCTCTTTCCATCCACTTGTAACGCTTCGCAACTCGATACTAAGTCACCTGTGTAGTGATAGAATTTAATACCCATTGCTTCTGATATGCATTCACTTACTAATCCAGAACAGTCTGTTCCACATTTCTGTTTAGTGTTGACACTATGCGTACCGCCTTGGCACTTCATTCCATGGCCACCATACACATATCCTATATTTGCATTATTACATGCAGTTATCATCAATTCAGCCATTTGGCTTGCTACTGCAGGGTCTTTTGGGCGAATTACTTTCCAAGAACCATTGCCATAATAACTATTGAATTCAGCTATTGTTCTTTCTCGCATACAAACCTCACCTAAGTAGTCAGGTGTTTTCACTTGTCCCTGATCTCCGACATCTACCTTACCGCCATTATTACCAGATGAACTTGCATGACCGATTGTAATTGTTTTAGCCATATCGTAACTCCTACTTCTTTTTCTTATCTAACCAGTTTGTTTGATATACTCTGAATTCCTTTACTTTGCTCTTCCATTTGTCTTTTAAGTAAGAACAGTCACCCATTTGCTTAACTGTTGGATTTAGTGTAGCTAAATCTACTGTAAACTCTGAACAACACGGATTAGTTGAATCTGTAAACATGTGGTTTGCTGTTGTATCGTCGTCTGACTTCATGTCAAACATGACACATTTAATAACTGTTCCATTCTCTAACACTACGTCTATATATGTTCCGATTGTTTTGCAAACTACACTTCCTACTGCTACTCCGTAACGGCCTCCCCATTTGCAAAAGCCATTAGAATCTACAGTCATATCTGCTTCATGTGCCATCTTCCACTGTAAGCTAGAAGTTACTGTAATTGAAGTGTAGCTTTCGTATTTCTTCATGCCCGTGTAGCCTTCAGTTTGTGGAACTTGTATCTGAGTATAATCTTCAATATTTTTAGTAGCCACATGTGTTTCTGCATAACGCCTAGCGTCTTCTTCAGAACTTGCTCCGTATTGACTTTTGAGATTGTTGACATATCTTTCTACCTTTCCTTTATCCTCTTTTTCGTTGTATCCTTTGTTAGTTAAATCGTCAAGCTTGAAATATGAAGGTGTTAACACTTCTTCTTTTGGTGCTATGTTTTTATCAAGTGCCCCTTCTAACCATAACGGCATATAGGCTGCTTGTATTGGCCAACCTATTTGTTTTGCATGTGCCTTTGTTGCTATGATACCGCATTTAGATTTGAATCCCCATCTGACAAAATGTTCATAGTAGATTTCAACTATTGCTGCTGCTATATCGTTTGATGTGTTTTTATCTAAATCTATGTGTACCCAAGCACCTAGTTTAGGATGATAGTTAGTCAGTATGTAATAGAATCCGC